ATGCCGTTATCAGATACCGCCGTTCGCAACGCCAGGGCCAAAGAGAAGCCGTACAAGCTGGCCGATGAAAAAGGCATGTACTTGCTGGTCAATAAGGCCGGTAAGTATTGGCGCTTTGATTACCGATTCGAAGGGAAACGCAAGACCTTGGCGCTTGGTGTATACCCCGATGTCACTTTGAAGGAAGCCCGCGAGAAGCGCGACGAATCCCGCAAGCTGATCGCTCAGGGCATTGAGCCGAGCGCACAGAAGAAAGCGACCAAAGCCGCCGAGTCCGAGACCTTCGAAGCCATCGCCCGCGAGTGGTTCATTAAGTTTCAGCCGTCATGGGTGGCGAGTCACGCCGATCGGATCATCCGACGATTGGAACGAGACATTTTCCCCTGGATCGGCGCTCGCCCTATTCGGGAAGTGAGCGCACCGGAATTGCTGGCGGTACTCAGGCGCACAGAGGAACGCGGCGCACTGGAAACGGCTCACCGGGCGCTACAGAACTGTGGACGGATTTTTCGTTACGCCATTGCGACCGGGCGGGCTGATCGCGACATTTCCGCCGACCTGAAAGGGGCGCTTCCCCCGGTGAAAGGCGGTCATTTCGCAGCCGTGACCGATCCGAAGAAGATTGCCGAACTGTTGCGGGCGATTGACGGCTACGAGGGTACGTTTCCGGTGAAGTGTGCCTTGCGGCTGGCCCCGCTGGTATTCGTTCGCCCCAGCGAGCTACGTAAGGCGGAATGGGCGCATATCGACCTGGACGCGGCGGAATGGCGCTATTTCGTCACGAAGACGCAAACCCCGCATATCGTCCCGCTATCCACACAAGCCGTCGAAATCCTCAAAAAGCTTCACGGACTGACCGGACAAGGCCGTTACGCTTTCCCATCCGCCCGAACGCGAGACGGTTCCCGCCCCATGTCGGACGTGGCATTACTCGCGGCGCTGCGGCGTATGGGATTCGATAAGGACGAAATGAGCGTTCACGGCTTTCGTGCATTGGCTCGCACGGTATTGGATGAAGTGCTCGGCTTCCGTCCCGATTTCATCGAGCACCAGCTTGCCCATGCCGTAAAAGATCCGAACGGCCGGGCTTATAACCGGACGGCGCATTTACCCGAACGCCGGAGGATGATGCAGGCTTGGGCGGATTACTTGGACGGGCTGAAACGTGGGGCGGACGTGGTTCCCTTGCGTCGCCCGGCGTGACTGAATCCCGAACCGGCGCGGGGATCGCCGGGAAGTCACGGAAGGCTTAGCGGGGCGCAAGAGTGCCGTTACACTCAAGTGCCCCTAACCACAACCACCTACCTAAGAGGTGAAATCATGGCTACTGTTGATTCTAACGTAAGAGACCCCTTGCCGATGCTTGATGTCGTCCGTCTACTTAAAAAGTCAGATGTCGAGGTTAACCTGGCAAATGCGTTCAGTGTATTAGGAATAAAGGGCGCAGAACGCTATCAACACGTCTACAACCTGGTATTGCAATCCGTTTCCAGTTTTTCACCTGACGAACAAAAGGAGTTAGGCGATACCCCGGAAGAAGCGGCGCTTAATCATTTGTGCAACATAATTCAGGTCATTATCGGCAGAGAGTAAACAGGGAAACAGATTCCCTTTATAATCGAGCATGCCAGTCCTAGGCTGATCACCGAAAACCGGGAAACCCTTCACCCGGCGGACTGGCTCCCACCATGAAGGGATGGCGCTCGAAGGGGGCGTTATGTTAGTTACGTACTTTGAGGATGGAAAGCCGATATGGAGTGAACTTGAATTTGACGAAGATACTCGTCAACGTTTGAAGTCACGATTTATCGAAGAGTTCAAGAAAAAACATCCCAAAGCATTTATAAGAGAAATCGAGTTCGAAGCTAATGTCTTCGTTAAGATTCTCGAAAGCCACGGGAATGCCATTCCTGAATTGCAAAAACATACCCCTCCAAAACAGCAAAGGCGTAAAGAGCAAATCCTATCGATGGCAAAAGCTCTTGACCGTCTTGTAGACCAGTTTAAAGAGCTAGATTCTGCCGCGCGTGGGTTCGCCGTATGGCGTGGTTTTGAGGAAGTGGCGCGTACACTCAAAGAGGAAAACCCGCTTAAACCCGGAATGTATGCGGTCGAAGATGTCCATGAGTTTAAAGACGACCTGATAACTGAGCTAAGCGCTTTTAGCCTTGGACTCCATAACGCTGCAAAAGAGCTTCCTGAGTACGATTTCAATATCCCGTTAAGGGTTGCTATCTGGATTGAACACAGATTCTTTGAAAATCGACTTGACTATACAACGTCAGAAACCGGATTCGCCGCAGAATGCCTAAGAGCAGTATTCAATCTTGGCGGGCTGCAAATAGATCGCGTTGGCTATTGGCTTGCGAGCGCCCGCAAGCATTCGGACTCCATGATTTCTTGGATTAACGACCAACAAAAACATAACGATAAATAGCGTTCCATTTTTGGAATTCATGCGCACCTAATTTCTGGAAACTGTCGCCGACTTCAAGCAAAAAGGTATGGCGACATGTCACACAACTCCACATCACACATTCCGGCCGCACTGCGGCACTTCGACGATCTCCCTGATTCGGCTTTTGTTCGCCTGCCGGTAGTGGCCGGGCTCCTCGATGTCTCGGAGGGGAGCGTCTGGAGGTACGCCAAGCAAGGCATCATCCCGGCGCCGGAAAAGCTCGGGCCACGCACCACTGCGTGGAACGTCGGTAAATTGCGTGAAGCGCTGAAACGACGGAGGACGGCATGAGGCCGGGAGGCACCCACGGCGCGGGCGGGCACCCGCGACCGGGGGCGAATATCAAGGCAGGCAACCGGAATCATAACCCCGTCGATGCCGTATTGTCACGGCTTGAAGGCGTTCGCCAAACCGGGACGGGTAGATGGCTCGCTCGATGCCCTGGACCGTTGCATCGGCGCGGCGACAGGAATCCTTCTCTTTCCATCGGCGAAACATCAGACCAAACCGTTTTAATCAGGTGCTTTGCCGGCTGCGAACCTACCGAGATACTCGGCGCGGTCGGGCTGGAGCTTCGAGACCTGTTCCCACCGCGTCCGGGCGGATATGCGCAACGGCCACAAGCTCCGCGGATTCCGTGGAGAGATGTGTTCGAGGCGCTGGAAGTCGATTTGACCGCGTGCAGCCTGGCGTTCTACGAGTTGGCCGAGGGCAAGAAGTTTTCCATCGCTGACGCGGATTACATCGCGGCGCGGGCGGCTGATCTGGCCGACAAAATCCGGGAGGTGCGCCATGCAAGGTAATACCGCATGGGACCGTTACCGGGATCGAGCCGCAGCCGATGGCGTCGAATTAATCCACGGACCAACCATTACACCCGAGCCGATCAAGTGGATATGGTGGCCTTGGCTCGCAGCGGGGAAATTCCACGTTCTACCTGGGCCACCCGGCACCGGGAAAACCACTCTAGCCGCAGCGATAGCCGCAACGCTCACAATTGCCGGCCGATGGCCTGACGGCACGCAAGCCGCAGTCGGTAACGTGCTCATTTGGTCGGGCGAGGATGACCCGCAAGATACCCTTGTTCCGCGTCTGTTGGCATGCGGGGCCGACCTTAACCGCGTTTACTTCGTGGGCGATACCACGGAAGGCGGCGAGGTTAGAGCGTTCGACCCTTCGGCGGATATGGGGCGCTTGGCGGCAGCAATGGCGCGAATCGAGGGCGGCATAACCCTAGTCATCATCGACCCGGTTGTTTCGGCCGTGGCTGGCGATTCCCACAAAAACGCCGAGGTACGGCGCAGTCTACAGCCGGTCGTCGAACTGGCGGCGAGCATGGGCGCGGCGGTACTCGGCATTACGCACTACTCCAAAGGCACGGCGGGCCGCGATCCAGTGGAACGGGTTACCGGCTCCATTGCGTTCGGGGCATTGGCTCGCGTGGTTTTTGCTGCCGCAAAAATGCCAGAGGACGACCAAGAGGGCGGAAGTCGCTTGTTCTGTCGCTCGAAGTCAAACATTGGGCCGGACTCGGGCGGCTACCGGTACGACCTGGAGGAGGTCGAGCTTCCGGGGCATCCGGGCATCACTGCAACGCGGGTGCTGTGGGGCGCAGCCGTCGATGGTTCAGCGCGGGAATTGTTAGCACGGGCAGAGACGCAACTCCCGCCAGACGACACCGGAAAGCCGCTGGATGCTAACGCCGAATGGTTGAAAAACCTTCTGAGTAACGGCGGGAAACCCGCAGCCGAGATCCAGCTCGAAGCGAAAGAGGCCGGGCTGTCGGAAAAACAACTTCGAACGGCGCGGGAGAAGTTGGGCATCCAGCCAATCAAACGCGATTTTGCGGGAGGATGGTTTTGGCAGTTGCCGACCAAGATGCCCCAAGACGCCCAATTTTCCCGAACACAAAAAACGGGGGCATCTTGGGCGTCTTCGGCATCTTCGCCAGAAACCGAACCGCAAGAAAGCAACCAACCCGCCCAAGGTGCCCAAGATGACAAGGTTAAGGTTAGAGGGCAACTTCGACACGACGACAAGGAGGTCTTTTGATGGCTGCCCAAATCTTTCTTTCGCGGATCGAGGACGCAGGCTTCAACGTCGAGGCGGACGGCGAAAGGCTTATCGTCAGTCCGTCATCCAAGCTTACGGATGAGCAGCGGGCATTCATCAAGCGGCACAAAGACGAGCTGCTTGTTGAGCTGGCGGTTAGGCGATGGATGCCTGGCGGCGAATGCTACGAGCGCATTCGTTCCGGCTGGCGATTGTCGCGGACACCGGACGGCGGCTATGTGTGGCGGGAGCCTGGGACATGGGAGGGTGCAGCATGACCAAGGTAATCGACCTGGATCAATACCGTGTGCACCGTCTGCGGCGCGAGGATATCGACCCATATTTTTCGATTCCTGCCGAAGTCCGAGACTATAAGCTCGATCACATTCTGGTGGACGAACGGCTTGACGCCATGCCTTGCAGGGGTGGCGTTGTCATTTTTGTCGAGAACCTGGGTGCGAGCCTTTCGAGGGAAGACGCTGAAAAGCTGGCGTATCAGATACTCGAATGGTGCGATAGATCGGGGGCAGCATGACCCGACCCGACCATGCGACGGCACCCACACACGCGCGGGGGATGGACAGTCTCCCCACCATTGGAGGGGAGACTGTTTTCACGGCACCCACACACGCGAGGGAGGGGCCATTCAGTTCTTGCCAGGGCGCAGACCTCAAGCGCACGCACTCCTTCGAAATCAGAAACCGTAACAAAGACAGCATTTGCTTATACAGGAAATCCTTATGAATGAAACCATGCAAAACCTTATTCGAGCATGCGGCGCGGCGCTGGCCGAACTGGTGCAGCAACTCCCGCAATCGTCCGGCGTGGCCGTTGCTGACGCCATGAACCGAGGCGAAGCAATTCAATTCACGTTCGAGCATGGCCGGCTTAGCGTGTCGGTTGCCGGCGTGACGATTGGCACATTCGGGCACCTACCGAAGTCGCTGAACTAGGCCCCTAAAGGTGAATAAAAAAGCACTGCTTTTTTAAGCAGTGGTATAATTGAGCCTAGCCAGTTTCGCGGACTGGCGGGCTCTCCGGTAGCCGGTCGACGTACCGGCTTTTTATTGGAGAGCAACTAAACACTGTTCAATTACTGGAGAACCCGAAATGAATTTGTCACACATTCAAAGCCGTATGGCTGAAATCTGCCCCGTCGCCGTTGTCGGCAATGCGCCGAACTATTCCCGATGGAACGCCGAATCCTTGCAGGACCGTTTGATTGATCTCAACGATCAAGCGAACGCGATTCGCAGCCAAGCACAGCGCGAGGGCCGTGATTTGACCGAATCCGAAGCGGCGGACGTGGACCGCATCATTGCCGATTTCGAAGCGGTCGAGAATGAACTCGGTTCGCGTGGCTCGAAAGGCCGGAAGACCGAACCGGGCGCACCGAAAGGCGGCGGCATCGTGCAGCGCACCAGCATCGAGGACATGATTCGTCCGAACGCGGCGCAGACCATCGCGGCGATGTTCCCGCGAGACACCCACGGTTTTAAGAACCTGGCCGAGTTCCTGGGGGCGCTGGCGTCGGAACGGGGCGACTCCCGTTTGCGCGTAGGCCCGCCGATCCATGCGGCGGGCATGACCGAAGGCACCGGCTCAAGCGGCGGCTTTCTGGTTCCGCCTCAATTCCTGGCCGAAATTCTGGGGCCGGCATTCGTGGAAAGCGGCATTCTAAGCCGCGTGTCCGTGGTCCCCATGACCTCATCGGCGGTCATGATTGCCGGATTCAATAACACCGATTCCCATGCGGGCGGCGCAATTGGCGGTTTGACCATGGAATGGGTTGGCGAAGGTCAACAGCTTTCCAGCCAAACCGGGAAGGTTCGGGCCGTCACCATGCAGGCCAAAAAGGGCGCGGTCATGGTGGAAATCAGCAACGAATTGCTTATGGACTCGCCTGCGGCATCTATCCAGCTTCGCGAGATCATGAGCGCGGCGGCGCGGTTCGGGCTGGAAGCGGCGATCTTGACCGGGAACGGCGTGGGCCGTCCGTTGGGCCTTCTGAACGATTACGCCAAGATCGTGATTAGCAAGGAAACGAGCCAAGCGGCGGATACGATCAACTATCAGAACATCATCAAGATGGTTGCCCGGATCCACCCGAGCTTGCTGCCCGGCAGCATTTGGGTGGCGAACCCGAACACCTTGACGCAGCTCTTGAACATTCAGAGGCCTATCAGCGACGCAGCCGGCACCGATTACGTCGGCGGCGATATCCTGCCGGTTTTTCAAACGGGCGTAGGCGGCACCTTCAGCCTGCTCGGGTTGCCGTTGGTCTTCTCGGAAGCCTTGCCGGTACTCGGCGATGCGGGAGACTTGGTGTTGGCCAGTTTCAGTGAGTATCAGCTCGGCATGCGGATGGATGCTCGAATCGACGTGTCGACGGAGCTCAAGTTCGATTACGACAAAAGCGTGTTCAGGCTGATTCTCCGGGCCGATGGCTTGAGCCGCTGGGATCAGGCGTTGCAGCCGATGAACGGCGACACGCTGACCTGGGCAACCATGCTCGAAGAACGCGCCGCCGGTTAACAAGTTCGCCTCGGGTTGGCGCATACGTGCGTACTCCGGCACGTGTCACCACGGTCGACGAGGCAAACGGGCCGCTGTCTTTTCCAGAGGGACAGCGGCTTTTTTTTGGCTTGGCCGAGGGGGGCGTTTCATTCCTTGGCGGAATCGAAACCTAGAACGTGTGGCCCATCATTTTTTTACGAACGCGAAATTGGCTAAAAACTCATAGCGGAGAAACCCTATGTCATCCTGCCTCAAATGCGGTTCACCCCTCGATCACACTCCCGGCGCCAACGGGAGACCGCCGAGCTACTGCGGGGAAGCCTGCCGGCGCTTGGCGGAATACGAAATCCGGCGAATCAATCGCCGGCTTGAGCAACTGGAAGAGAGTCTATCGAACTTGAGGATCAATGGATTCGACCATTTCATGGAGAAAACCCAAGCCGAAATAGCGCTGCAAGAGGCGCGGCTTAGGGCATTACTGGAGGGGGCCGGTGACGATGGCAGCCGTTGAGCCGTTACAAGTCGATTGGGAAGCCTTCGCACAGGAAAGGGCAACTATCAAGACGATATTGAGCGGGCCGTGCCCATGCGACGGGTGCGGCAATCGCTGGTTTTGCGGCACCAATGCCGCGTGTGCTGACTTCTCCACGTTCGTCAACACCGGGAAAGTCGTCACCAAGGATCGGGCGCCGACGCGGGAACGATGGCACCGGCTTTTTCGTGCTTCGGACGATTAAGCCGCGCGTGGTGCTCGTGGTGGAAAACCACACGCTACAGTATGGAATGACATTTGCGGTGGCGCTGAACAGCGTTCGTTGAAAGAATCGCGCCAATCGTGAAGCCGCGTCATTACTGGCGTTGATATTGGCGCGGGGAATGTATAGTGGAAAACGTGAGGTAATACACCATGGCAACAGCCGGAACATTAACCGTTGATATCGGGGCCAACGTCGCCCGCCTGCAATCCGACATGCGGCGCGTTGAAGGCACCATGCATTCAAGCTTCGGGAAGATCGAAGCCCGCGCCAAACAGATGAGCCGGTTGGTATCCGGATCCATCACGGGCTTTATTGCCGGATTCGGCATCAAGGAATTCGTCGGCACGCTGGCCGAGTTCGACAAGCTCAACGCGAGTTTGAAGACCGTCACCGGCTCGATTGAAGCGGCGGGCAGGGCCGGCGAGATGCTAAGGCGGTTTTCCGCTCAAACGCCGTTCGAACTCAATGAAGTGACTGCGGCATTCATCCGGCTTAAATCGCTTGGGCTGGATGCTTCGGAAGAGGCGTTGCGCTCGATGGGCAACACGGCGTCGGCAATGAGCAAGCCGTTGATGCAGTTCATCGAAGCCGTAGCCGATGCCGCGACGGGCGAATTCGAGCGGCTGAAAGAGTTCGGCATCAAGGCCAGCAAGGAAGGCGAACGGGTCACATTCACATTCCAAGGAATGCGGACCACGATCCGGAACGATAGCGCGGCGATTCAAAAGTACCTGCTGGACCTGGGCAATACCCAGTTCGCGAGCGGTATGAAGGACCAGATGGACACCATAGGCGGCGCGGCGTCGAACATGAAAGACGCCTTCGCTAATCTGGTCGATTTTATCGGCAATCTCGGGATCAGGGACGCGATCAAGAGCAGTTTCTCGGGCGTGGCCGAGTACATCAACGCGATTACTCAGCAAATGAACGAGGCGTTCGGGAGCGGGCTGGATCGGGACATTGCCGTGACGTTGCGGCGGATCGATGAGGTTAAGAGCAAGATGGAGAATGCCCGTTCGATTGCATCCGCGACGGGGGGCTTGATGGGCACCGGTGCGGTCGAGGAATCGGCGCGGCAGTTGGACGCCTTGAACTATCGGCTGGAGATCCTGCAAAAGCAAAAGGCGGAGCTGGCCAAGCCGGTCAATATCGCGCCTCCCAAGATCGAAGCGTTTCAGGCGACCACGGCGAAGGTTCACGAGGACATGCGGAAAGTCAAAGCGACTGGCGTCGAAATCACCAGTGTCTTTGAAGAGTGGTACGACAAGATCGGCCAGTTTCGGGACGGTATCGGCGGCGTGAATGGGATGCTGGAACAGACCAAGGTGAACGCTGACGAGTTGACCGACGTTTTCGAGGAACTGCGCAACAGGCGCCTGGACGAGGAAGTGATTAACCCCAAGGCGCTTGATGAGACCACCAAAAGCACCGACAAGCTTGACAGCGCGGCGCGGGAACTGGGGCTGACCTTTCAGAGCGCCTTCGAGGACTCGGTTGTGGAAGGTAAGAAGTTCAAGGGTGTTTTGAAGGGGACCGAGCAAGACCTGATCCGGATTGCGACTCGAAAGTTTGTCACTGAACCGGCTATCGATCTGCTGGACAAATTTTTGTCGGGCGGAAATGGCGGTTCGGGCGGCGGTTCTGGCGGTTCTAACAACTCGTCGAGCAGTTCTAGCAATTCGAGTTCCAGCAACTCGAAAGGCGGAAGCTGGGACTGGATTTACAAAATCGGCGACGTGTCCGGCGAGGCGTGGGACTGGCTGGCAAGCTTTTTCCATAACGGCGGCGTGGTCGGTAGCACCCCCACCTTTTCGCGGCCTATTCCGGCGCTGGCGTTTGCAGGGGCCCCCCGTTATCACTCGGGCGGCATTGCCGGGTTACGACCTGATGAAGTCCCGGCGATCCTCCAGAAAGGCGAGGTCGTGTTACCGCGTGGTGCTGGCGTCAAGAACGGCGGCGGCGTCGATATCCAGATTATCGACCAGCGCGGCTCGGGCGCACCGGTCGAGGCGCAACGCCAGACCGGGCCGGACAGCCGGGAACAAATCAAGCTGTTCGTCCGCGACGAGGTGAAAAGCCTGATCGCGAGCGGCTATCTGGACAAGTCCATGTCGGCAGCCTACGGCGCCAGACGTACGGGCGTCACCCGGTAGACATGAAAAAGCCCGGTTCATCGCCGGGCTTATTTTTCTAACAGCGATTTGCCAACGGTATTTTTGACGGTATTCCGATTTTTTGCGACCTTCATTCCATTGTCATTTCAGTTACTTATGAGTCATGTTATGTAGTCGCCGCCTCAAGAGGGCCTGGATAGTCTCCAGGCCCTTTTTCTTTGCGCGCATCCCCGCGTGGCGCGGGGTTCCGGGCGATTGCCCTGCGGGTGCCATCCCCTTCGGATGTGCCGAATCGGCCCGTTTCCCGGCCAGCCCAGTCTCTTTTCTCTGTTTGCGCTGCGGGTAGTCGCGGCGTCGAACCCTGCATTTACAGGGACTTGGCGCGGCCTTTTCGTAGTCAGCCATGGCCACCGAAATGCCGGCTACGCCCATGCGATTACGCTCGTCGGCATGGAAAGCAATGATGACGAGGACGAACGTGATTACCAGAGACGAGCTGTACGAGTTGGTGTGGTCGGCGCCAATGATCAAGGTCGCTGAGAAGTTCGACGTATCGGGAAGTTACCTGGCGCGGGTTTGTACTGCGCTGCGAGTGCCCCGTCCGGAGCGTGGCTACTGGGCGAAGCTCGCGGTCGGCAAGGCGTCGGAACGGCCGGCACTTCCAGAGCCGCAGCCGGGCGATCCGATCGTGTGGTCTCGGACCGATGAGTTTCCCGCTCCATCTGTGCCCAAGCCCCGACCGACACCCAGACCCCGCGTCCCACGACCGGCCCGGCCCGTCACTGGCACCCACGGTCTGATTCGCGGCGCGAAGGAACACTTCCTCGCAAGCCGCAAGGTCGACGAGGGCGAACATTTGAAGCCGTACAAGAAGCTGCTTGTCGACGTCATCGCCTCCCGCTCGGGGCTCGACAAGGCGCTGGAATTCGCTAACGACCTGTTCAATGCGCTGGAGTCTGCTGGCCACCGCGTGGTGATCGCGCCGCCGGATGCCCAGTTCTGGAGGGAGCGCATCGACGAAAAGGAAGTGCCGCCGAAGAAGGACCCCCGACACGATCCATACGGGTACGACCGACGCTGGTCACCCTATCGGCCGACGGTCGCCTATGTCGACTCGGTGGCCTTCGGACTGGCAGTGATCGAGATGACCGAGTCGGTCGAGATGCGGTACGTCAATGGCAAATACATCCGTGAATCGGAGTACGTGCCGCCCAAGAACAAGCGCTACCACGATCACACATGGACTTCGACTCGGGACCTTCCGTCCGGTCGATTGCGGCTGATCGTGTACGCGCCGTACCGCAGCGTGTCTTGGTCGACATCGTTCCAAGAGACGAAGGCTCGATCCTTGACGCAAGACATCCACCAGATCGTGAAGTCGATCGAGACTGAAGTCGCGCCCATCCTCGAGAAGCTTCGAGAAGCCGACCGACAGGCCGAGATCCGGAGGCTGGAACGGCTTGCAGAGGAAGAACGACGACGGCAAGAAGACGACCGTCGCCGCGAATCGCAGTCCATCAAAGATAGCCACGACCAGCTCGAGCAAGTCATTCAAGCATGGTCGAAGGTCGTCAGTCTGGAGCAGTTCTTCCGGGGCATCGAAGATCGGGCACAGACACTTCCCGAGATGGAACGTCAGGGTGTACTTGACCGACTACGGCTCGCCCGAGAGTTCGTTGGCACGCAGAACCCCTTGGACTTCTTCCGGGAGTGGAAGACGCCCATCGAAAGATACGTGCCCCTGTCGCAGCGCGACCCCGGTGCAGGAAATGTCGATGCCGAAGACAACGATGAAGACGAGGATGAGGACGCCGGGGCTTGGTGAGATCTCTACGGCATCAGCGATCGAACGCTACGACGACTTCCCGTTGCGCTACCCAGTCGGTCGGCAGCGGATTCCTTTGAAACCAGATCAGGCTCATACAGCGCGGCTGCTGGCCCGCCAGGATGCTCTGGATGATGGCCGGCTCCAGCAGCGTCAGGCGCAGCAGTTCGTTGACCGTCGAGTGATGCAGTCCTTCGCGCTGGGCGATGTCGGTGCCGCTGGCCACCACACCGTCGTCGAGCAGTTGCTGCCAGTAGAAGGCCCGTGCCAACGCCACCAGCATGGGGCTGTCGAACTGGCCACGTGCGATCGGACTGGCGCTCTCCCCGTCCGGCCGGATCACCACCTTGCGCACGCCGCGCTTGCGGATCTGTAGCGGGATGAAGGTTGAAAGTTTCACCGCGCCCCCGTCCATGCGCTGTTGCACCGTGGCCTCGCCCGATTGGCGTATACGCGTCATACCGTCATCTCCGTTTCCGCCAGTTCCGCGCCGATGCTGCCGGGGCGCAGTTCTTCGATCAGTTCCACCCAGCCGGCGTCGCGCCAGAGGATCTCCAGTCCGTCGTCGCCGATTTGCACGCGCTCGATCAGCAGTTGCGCCAGGCGCCGCTGTTCGGCCGGGAAAAGCGAGGGCCAGACGGCGGCCAGTTGGCGCATCGGCACCACCACCCCTGCCTGGTCGAGATCAATGGCGCTTTCGCGTACCCGGTCCCATACCGCCTGTACGCTTTCCGGCGCGCGCAGCACCTGGCAGATCTGTTCCACCACCAAGGCCTCGATGGGCTCGGCGGGCAGGCTGCCGAAGTTGGAGGCGCCCGCCCCGTAGTGCCGGTCCTTGGCCGGCGTGTAGTAGCGGTAGCAGCGGCCTTTCCTGACCGTGTGAGTCGGTATCAGCCGCTCCCCACTGGTCGTGAACAGCAGGCCGCGCAGCAGCGGAAGCCCTCGACCGTCGGTGGCGACCGCCGCGCGCCGTTCCTCGGCGGTCTGGGCCAGCACATCGTGGGCGGCCTGCCACTGCGCCCTTGTCAGGATCGGCGTGTGCTGACCGGGGAAATAGCGGCCCTTATGGACGATTTCGCCGATGTACATGCGGTTGTGCAGCAGCTTGTAGATCGACTGCTTGCAGAAGGCGCGGCCCGTCTTGGTGCGGATGCCTTCGGCCGCGTAGTTGCGCACCATATGGGTGGTCGAGCGGTCGCGAGCGAAGTCCGCAAAGATGCGCCGCACTACTGCCGCCTCAGCCTCGTTGACGACGAGCAGGCGGTTCTGCACGTCGTAACCCAGCGGCAGCGGCCCGCCCATCCACATGCCCTTGGCCTTACTGGCGGCGATCTTGTCGCGGATGCGCTCGCCGGTCACCTCGCGCTCGAACTGGGCAAAGGACAGCAGCACGTTCAGCATCAGCCGCCCCATCGAGGTGGCGGAGTTGATTTGCTGGGTGACGGCGCTGAAGCTCACGCCGCAGCGATCGAACACTTCCACCATGCGTGCGAAGTCGGCGAGCGAACGGCTGAGCCGGTCGATCTTGTAGACCACCACGATATCGATCCGGCCGGCGTCGATGTCGGCCAGCAGGCGCTTGAGGGCGGGCCGTTCCATGTTGCCACCGGAGAAGCCGCCATCGTCGTAGTCATCCGCCACCGCAATCCAGCCCTCGTGCGTCTGGCTCTTGATGAAGGCGTGGCCGGCCTCCTTCTGCGCGTCGATGGAGTTGAAGGACTGGTCGAGGCGTTCATCGCTGGAGACACGGCAGTAGACCGCGCAACGCTTGGGCGAGGCCAGGATGGCAGTGTTCATCGTTTGCCTCCCTTGCCCGCTTTGAGCCCGAAGAACTTTGGCCCCGACCACTGCGTGCTGGTGATGTGCCGCGCCGCTGCCGACAGGCTCTTGAAGCGCTGGCCGCTCAGCTCGTAGAGGCCATCCGCCGTCACGGTCACGCGGTACTCGCGCTCGTTCCATTCGCGCACCAGCACCGTGCCGGGCATCAGGTGGCATTCCGTCCCGCGCCCGGCTTGCTGGATCTTCGAGAACTGGGCGCCGCGCTCGACCAGATAGCGGCGCACGCCCGCCGGCAGCGGACCATAGGCCTGCTCCTGCAGCCGATAGGCCAGGCGCGATTCGATGTAGTGGCGGTTGGTGTGGGCTGGGCGGCGCGGGAAATGCGCGTCCCACAGTGCCCAGAGGGCTTTCATGGGCAGGGCAGGCCAGGCAGCGCCGCCACCTGCGCGCTGATGCTGTCGTTCGTTGCGGTATCGCTCATCAATTGGACTCCTGTGGTTGAGACAGGTCGATGAACGCGCTGTGGCGGGCAGAAGCCAAGGCGAAAACCCTCTCAGCGGGCGGAAAGATCGGCATCCAGTGCCGCGCTGGCCGCCTCGATGGCCACTTCCGGGATCTCGATCTCGTAACGGTGGCGTTCCCGCGAGAATCCCGCCCGGTGCGCCGCCACGGCCGCCTTGGCGATGACGTCGATGAGCACGGGCAAGCGATCCTGCAGTTCGATCTCCGCGACGATGGCCTGGGCGCCACGACAGGTATCGCGGGCCTGCCGAATCTCGTCCGGAAGAGCGTCATGCTCAACCTGCAGGGTCTGGATACGGCGCACCACTTCCTCCCGGGTATGGCGGGTCGCGGTCAGTTCGGCGTGGAGGCTGGCCAGTACCGCCGGGATCGCAGTCAGCTCACCGGCATTCATCAGCTGGTTGGCGGTGAATTGCGTGTCGCAGGCGATCTGCTGCTCGACAGCCGCGATGCGGGCATCGAGCTGCGTCTGCAGCGTCCTGGCCTTGGTGATCTCCTGGGCCAGCACAGTGTGCCGGTCCGTGAGTGCCGTCATTTCGATGCGCGCCGCCTCCAACTGGGCCGGCGCCTGGACCTTCCGCTTCAGCCGCGCATGATCTTCGCGCAACGGAACCAGGTCCTGCTGCAATTGCCGGGCGACTGCTTCGAGCTGGTTCTTCTCGCGATACAGGCGCTGCTCGGTCACTGACCAGTGCGTCGAGTGCGAGCGCTGCTCCAGTTCGTGGTAGGCGCGGCTCTTGGCATCGGCTTCCTGCTGCGCGGTGCTGGCTGCGGCCTCGGCCTCCTGCAATCGTTGGGTCAGCGTATCGAACTCTGTACGCAGGGTGTCGAGATGGTTGAGTGATGGATTGCGACGCGGGGTGTTCGATTTCATGGGCGGGCTCCTGGGGTTGGCGTCGCCGCAACATCATGTCGCAGCGATCGTTTCGCACTGACGAAATGGTCGCTGCCAGAGACCGGTTTGGTCGATCAGGACGCGGCGGGCGAACGCGACCTGCCGATGACGGATGCGGGTGGATGCGCACTGCCGCGCGCCCGGACATGAAATTGCGTCGAAGCTCGAAGCACATCGAACGCATGCGCACGTGTGCGGAGTTCAGCGCCCCGCGCGTCATTGCCGCGCTGTCGCCCACGGCGAAGAATCCCGTTCATCAGGTGTCGCCGAGCCCCAGTGAGGGCCACTGCGGGCACCGTCCACCGAACGGGAGCCGTCACATGAAATCCTTGCCACCCACCGAACTGCTCAGCCCGCGCCTGCTTGCCGCGCGTTGGGGCTTGTCGGAAAAAACCCTCGAACGCTGGCGGATGCTCGGCACCGGACCGGCGTTCCTCAAGCTCGGCAGCCGCGTGCTCTACAGCCTCGCCGAGATCGAAGCGCACGAACGCCAACGCACCCGCCGCTGCACCGCTGGCGATCGGCCGAGTGAGGCATGGGCATGATGAACCGCCAGCAGCGCCGAGAGCGCGAACGCATGACGCGGCAACTGCGCGCCCACATCGCTCGACATGGCATCGAGCCGGTGCTCGACAAGATGTTCGGTCCCGGCAGCTGGCGCTATGACGCCGACGAGGAACTCTGGATCGTCCCCGACACCCAGCACACCGGGCCGGGGCGTTCCTACTACTGCGTGCGCGCCAACGGCGACTGGTTCAAGGCGCGGCTCGACGGGGAGCACACCCAATGAGCACTGTCGCGACCCATCCAGTGTTCGTCCCGCCCCATCCCTTCTTCGACTTCAACGACGCCCCTGACCGTATCGAGCGCCGCCATGACAAGGACGAGCTGCGAAACCGCTTGCTCGATCAGCTCGAAGCAGTGCTGACCTACCTGTTTCCTCGTGGCAAACGCCAGGGCACCCGTTTCGTGGTCGGCAATGTGCAGGGCGATGCCGGCGACAGCCTGGTGATCGAACTCGAAGGCCCGAAGCGCGGGCTGTGGATCGACTTCGCCACCGGCGAATCCGGCGACGTGCTGGCGCTGTGGGCGGCGGCGCGGGGTTTTACGGTGTCGCGCGATTTCGGGGAACTGCTGGATGACGTGGGCGACTGGCTGGTGGTGCCGACCTCATTCATCCCGGAACCGGCCAAGCTGAGCGCCGCCCATAACACGCTCGGCCCACACACCGCGAAGTGGGACTACCACAGCGCTGACGGCGAGCTGCTGGCCTGCGTGTACCGCTACGACACACCGGAGGGGAAGCAATACCGGCCCTGGGATGTCGCCTCCCGCCAGACGCGAATGCCGGAGCCGCGCCCGCTCTACCACCTGCCTGCGGTGGCAAAGACCGATACCGTCGTGCTGGTCGAGGGCGAGAAATGCGCCGATGCGTTGATGCAGCTTGGCATCGTCGCCACGACAGCCATGGGCGGCGCTGCTACCGCTATCGACAAGACCGACTGGTTGCCGCTCGCTGGCAAGACCGTGATCGTCTGGCCGGACAACGACGAGGCCGGCATCAGGTATGCGAACGCGGTGATCCCGAAATTGCTCGGCATCGGCGTGCGGGTCCGGCGCATCCACGTACCCGAGGACAAGCCGCAGAAGTGGGATGCCGCCGATGCCGTGGCCGAGGGCACCGATGTGCCCGCCTTGCTGGCCGGGGCGATGCCGGTCGCCTACACCCAGCCACGCCAACCGTTCGAGATCGCACAATGGCGCGTCCGCGAACGCTTCACCGGCGAACCGCAACCCCGGCGCTGGCTGATCGAAGGCGTGTTCCCGCTCGCCCAGGCCGCACTGGTGGCGGCCGGTGGTGGTGTCGGCAAGTCCTTCATGCTGCTGGCGCTGGCCCGCGAGGTCGCCGCCTTCGATGGTGTCTGGGCCAACGCGCCGACGCTGTTCGGCGGTGCGCTCGCTGGCCAAGGCGTGGCGATCTACGTCACCGCCGAGGACGACGCCATCGAGGTCCACAACCGCCTCAATGCGCTGGGGCCGATCCCCGACCGGCTCTATGTACTGCCGCTACCCGATGCCGGCGGCGCGGTGCCGCTGTTCGCACCCGATCCGGCTACCCGAGGACCAGCGACCACGCCGGCATGGCTGGCGCTGGAGCAGTAGCTGACCACCCTGGTCGGTCTGCGACTGATCATCCTCGATCCGCTGCAGCCGCTGTGCGCGCTGGATTTGAACGTGCCGGAGAACGCCCAGTTCGTCTGCTCGCGACTGGCCGCACTGGCCGCCAGCACCGGCGCGTCGGTGATCGTCTCCCACCACTTCGCCAAGCGCGAAGCCTCGACACCCGAGCAGGCCCGCGAGGCCATCCGGGGCACCGGCGGCTTGGTCGATGGAGTACGCTCGGTGTACGCACTCTGGAATCCGAAGGAGGATCAGGCCAAGGCGATCTGCAAGGCGCTGGGCGAACCCTTCGAGCGCGGCCGCGTGGTGATGGGCGGCGTGGTCAAGGCCAACGGCCGCGCCAACCTGCGGGTGACTACCTTCCTGCGCGACAGCCGAGGCCTGCTGGTGGATCGCAGCGACGCCCTGATCCGCGCCCGCCAGACCGACGTGGATCTGCTACCGGACCTCAAGGCGGCCATTGCGCGGGCCGCCGCTGAAGGCAAGCCCTACACCAAGACCGGCGGCAACGGTGTCTACGAGCGCCGGCATGAACTGGCGGAGGCCTTCCACGCCATCGGCAAGCATCGGCTGGCCGAGTGGGTGGGCACCCTGCTCGACCGGGAAGAACTGGTCATGGCCATGGTCGACGGCTCGAAACTGGTGAAGTGGCTGGACGTGCCCGACGGCCCCATGGCCAGCGGTGCGGCCGCCTTCGTCAGCGGGCACCTGAAGCGCGCGAACGCGGGTCAGCGGGATCAGGCATGAGCATTCCCGGGGCCGGCCTCCGTTCCCGACTTCCCGGTTCCCGGCCGGGAACGCAGGGCCGGGCGGGAACGCCAAACCCAAGCCCAGCGCGGGTTTCCAGCGTTCCCGGCCAAAACCGTTCCCGGATGGGGGTGGGAACGCGCAAACCCAACAACGGCGCCACTTTCCCGGTTCCCGGCTCACCCTCTCTAAAGAGAGAGGGTGAGCCGGGAATGCTCACCTCCCTCGATGCCAATGACCAGCCGGACATGGGAACGATGTCCCGGCGAGACGGCACGGGTCCTTCCTGGCCGGATTCGTATACGGGGGGCGCGAGCGCGCTGCTCGTCTACCGTCAGGGTGCAAACCGAGGTTTGCAGGGTTTGCGGTTTGCAGTCGCCTGTCCCGGGACCTACGCCGCCCATACACTCACCGGCAGCGAATGCGGTCGACGCGCTGAGCGGGCGACTCCCACCGGCTCTGGCATGAATTGGTGCCAAATGGGGTAATTTGCGGTTTATTGGGGTAACGTGGTGGCGAAATACCCCTTTATACAGTACGATTACCCCATTTACGCAACCCGCGATGAGCCCATGCACTCACTCTCGCCCGACTACCTTGCCAAACTGCGCTTTGACACGCAGCAACTAGCGACACTGCGCGCCCTTGGCGAGTACAGGGGTAAGCAGCGCCTGTACGTCGCCCAATCGCCCGAGGTGCTGAGCGATCTGCGGCAGGTTGCCGTGGTCGAGTCGACCGAGTCATCCAACCGTCTTGAAGGGGTGGTGGTCGCAGCCGCCCGGCTCAAATCGCTGGTGCTGAAGAACGCGGCGCCCAAGAGCCGTTCCGAGCAGGAAGTGGCTGGCTACCGCGACGCGCTGGGGCTGATCCATGAAAGCGGCGACCAGATGCCTTTTTCCGAGGGCACGGTTCTCCAACTGCACGGCATCCTGTACCGCTATATGCCGCAACCCGGCGGGCACTGGAAGTCCACCAACAACGACATCGTTGAACGCCACCCGGACGGCAGCTCACGCATCCGCTTCCGCCCAGTGGCCGCGCATCTCACACCGATGGCGATGACGGATCTGGTCGCGCGTTATCGCGCCGCGCTGGATCAGCATCTGGCCGACCCGCTGGTGCTGGTGCCGCTGGCCATACTCGACTTCCTGTGCATCCACCCCTTCCCGGACGGCAACGGCCGCATGGCGCGGCTGCTCACCCTGCAACTGCTCTACCACTTCGACTACGCCGTGGGCCGCTTCATCAGTCTGGAGCGCATCTTCGAGGAATCGAAAGAGAGTTACTACGAAACGCTGGAAGCCAGCTCCCAGGGCTGGCACGAGGCCGCGCACGATATTGCACCCTGGCTGGATTACTTCTGGGGCGCCCTGCTGCGAGCCTACAAGGAATTCGAGGAGCGGGTCGGCACCATCGAACGGGGGCGCGGGGCCAAGGGCGACCGGGTGCGGGCTGAAATCCTCAAACGCAACCTGCCCTTTTCGATCTCCGAGATCGAAGAAGCCTGTCCCGGCGTTAGCCGCGACATGGTGCGGCTGGTACTGCGCGCGATGAAGGCGGAAGGCTTGATCGCCCCTACGGGCAAGGGGCGCGGCGCCAAGTGGGTTGGCCTGACAAACGGCTTGCAGCCACAAGGACTGCCACGTCTTGTGGATACCGAAGAACAAGAAGGGGGTACGCAATGAGCATGAACGAGGCAGACACCCGCTACCACCTGATCGACCCCGTGTTACGCGAGAAGGGTTACGTCAGCCGCAATCAGATCACGTTGGAAACCATCCTGACGCCAGCACCGGTGGAGCCCAGCGGTGCCAAAGGCCGCCGCCGCAAGGGGCCCGGCCGCACCGACTATCTGCTTTGCGTGCAGGTGGGTGCCATGCCCAAGCCGCTTCCCGTGGCCGTGTTGGAGGCCAAAAAGGAAAGCGAGGACCCGCTCAAGGGCATGCAGCAGGCCAAAGGCTATGCCGACTGCGAACGCTTCGACGTGAAATACGTTTTCGCCACCAATGGCCATCGCTATGGCGAGTTCGATTGCGTCACCAGCCTGCAAGGCGGTCCGTTCCCCTTTGCCGACTTTCCGCCGCACCCCGACCTTACCGCCCGCTATGCCAAGGACGCGGGCATCGACCTCACCCAGCCGGAAGCCGCCCTGCTGTTCCAGGCCGACAGCCGGGCATGGGCGCTCTCCCGCTATTACCAGACGGCGGTGACGGAGGCGACGACGGCCCGGCCGTGGCCGAGATCGGCGGGCAAACCGTCGTCATTAACGCGCAGGGCCGCTTCATCCTCAGCCGTCGCGATGGCCGCGACACGCCGATTCCGGTCGATGAATACCGCCGCGAAGTAATCCAGCGCGTATTGCGCGAGGCCCACAACCTCGACGAGTTCCGCGCCCTGTGGATCGAGGCGCAAAAGCGCCGCCAATTGATCGACCACCTGCTGGGCGACAACTTCAGCCCGGAAGTCATCCGCGAAATAGACCAGATGAACGACTTTGACCTCTACGACTTCTTCGGCCACCACGGCTACCACGCGCGCGCCCTCAAGCGCCCCGAGCGCGGCGAGCTGTTCATCAACCACAACGAGAGCTGGTTCGGCACCATGGACGACAGGGCCGCCATCGTGCTCAAGGGCCTCGGCCACCAGTTCGCCCAGGGCGGCACCGATGCACTGGAAAGCCAGAACCTGTGGGAGGTGCCGGAGATCAAGCTGGCCGGTGGGCTGAGTGCGCTGCGTGGGGTAGGTGCACCGGCGCAGGTAATGCATGAAGCCAAGGCGAGGTTGTTTGGGGCATGAGCTGGCCGAAGAAAAAATTATCCGAGGTCGCGCAGATCAACCCTCGACGATCACCACTCGAAAGGGAAGACGCAACATCCACGTCGTTTGTGCCGATGGAAGCCGTCGATGAAGTTCTTGGTGAAGTCACTAAAACCATCTCGCAGCCCTATTCAAAGGTCAAGAAGGGCTATACATATTTCGAAAATGGAGATGTGATCTTCGCCAAGGTCACTCCGTGCATGCAAAACGGCAAGCACGCGGTGGTACGCAACCTAATTGACGGAGTTGGCTTTGGTTCAACTGAGTTCCATGTCATTCGCGGCTCAGAAGAAATCGTTCCGGAGTGGATTCACTACTACTTGCGCCGAAAGAAAACACTGGACGCTGCACTCAAAACATTTACTGGGGCCGTAGGCCAGCAACGAGTGCCGGATGCATTCTTGAAGGATCTGGAAATTCCGGTTCCCCATCCAGATACACAACGCCAAATAGCCGCCCGCCTGAAAGCCAAACTGGCCGAAGTGGAAACCGCCCGGCAGGCGGCGCAGACCCAGTTGCGAGAAGCTACTTCACTCAAGAAGCGAGCGTTGGAGTCTTTGTTCTCAAGCATCCAAAATTGGTCGCACATTGGCGACGCGGCGAAACTGCAATCCGGCTACGCCTTCAAAAGCGACAACTTCAAAACGAGCGGCGTGCGTCTTTTGCGCAATGCAAACATTCTTCCAGGCAAGGTGTACTGGGATGATGCCGTATTACTGAGCGAAAGCGACGCAGTGAACTACCCAAACTATGCGTTGAGCGCGGGCGACGTGCTCATTAGCTTGGATCGTCCGATTATTTCCAGTGGCATCAAGGTGGCGCGTATAGGAGCGAATGACCTGCCCGCGCTGTTGGTTCAACGAGTCGGCAGGTTCCTCATTGATCCGCAGAAGCTCGACGCTGACTATCTGTACGCCTACCTCCAGACAGACCTGTTCATATCGAAAATATCAGGGCATGACCAAAGCCTTGGTGTTCCGCATATATCCCCGTCTCAAGTCGAAGCTATCGAAATACCATTGCCAGAAATATCCGTCCAGCGCGAACTTGCGAAACAATTGAACGACGTAACGAGCACGTGGCAGGTGGCAATAGCTGCCATGCAGTCCCAGCTAAATGATCTATCGATATTGCCAAAGGCAATACTCGCGCAAGCCTTTGAGGAATAAACATGGCCAGAAAAAAAGCCACCACCAAACAACCCAAGGCCATCGCCTCCACCCAGTCGCTGTCCAGCTTCGTCAAGAGCATCTGCGATGTGATGCGCCGATCCAACTGCGCCAGCGCCCTGCAGTACGTGCCGGAGCTGACCTGGATTCTGTTCCTGCGCATCCTCGATGCGCAGGAAGCGAAGGAGCGGGACGAGGCCGAGGCGCTGGGCGCCAACTTCTCGCCCGCCCTGCAAAGCCCCTACCGCTGGCAGGACTGGGCCGCGCCGCACTCGGACAAACCCGATCATCCAAAGACTGCCGAGGGCAAGCCCTTCGGCTGGAAGCGGCAGGAGCTGTTCGCAGCCGGCGACGGCAAACTGTTCGAGTTCATCAACAAGGAACTACTGCCGCACCTGCACAGCCTGGACATTGACACCCGCACCGGCCTGCCCAACCCGGCGGCCAGCCGCAAGCAGCGCATCATCGGCCGCACCATGACGGCGGTGGAAAAGGTGCGCGTGGATAGCGAGGCCAACCTGCGCGACATCCTCGACAAGGTGCACCAGATCAATATCGACCATGTCGATGACACCCACTTCTTCACCCTGTCGCAGGTGTATGAAGACCTGCTGCTGAAGATGGGCGAGAAGAACTCCGACGGCGGCCAGTTCTTCACCCCGCGCGAGGTGATCCGCGCCATGGTGCACACGGTCGATCCGCAACTGGGCCAAACGGTGTACGACCCCTGTTGCGGCACCGGCGGCTTCCTCGCTATCGCTTACGAGCATATCGCCCGCCAGATGGGTGCAAGCGCCACCAGCACCGACATCGACACCCTCAAGCACGACACCTTCTTCGGCCGCGAGAAGGAGAACCTGGTGTTCCCAATCGCGCTGGCCAATCTGGTGCTGCACGGCATCGACCAGCCCAACCTGTGGCACGGCAATTCGCTGACCCGCCGCGCCACCTATGCCGCGCTGTTCGACAACGCCCCCAAACAGTTCGACGTGATCCCGACCAACCCGCCCTTTGGCGGCAAGGAAGGCAAGGACGCACAGAAAAACTTTGCCTACGAAACCAGCGCCACCCAGGTGCTGTTCGTGCAGGACATCCTCGCCGAGCTGGCGCCGAAGGGTACCTGCGCCATCGTGCTGGACGAGGGCCTGCTGTTTCGCACCAACGAGAGCGCCTTTGTTGAAACCAAGCGCAAGCTGGTGGATGAGTGTGATCTGTGGGCCATCGTCAGCCTGCCCGGCGGCGTCTTCTCCACCGCCGGCGCGGGCGTGAAGACCAACCTGCTGTTCTTCACCAAGGGCAAAAAGACCGAGAAGATCTGGTACTACGACCTGTCGCATGTGAAGGTCGGCAAGAAAACCCCGCTGACGCTGGCGCACTTCGGCTTTGCGTCCGATGGTTCGGTGCTGGCCGACACAGCATTGCCTGCCATCCTCACTGCCGAGTGGCAGGCCGACGAGGCGAACGCCGGCAAGCCATTCCCCAGTTATGCCCGCATGCTGCAACACCACGGCAAACCCGAGGGCGCAAGCCGCTACTCCTGGACGGTCGATTTCGCCGCACGCCGCGTCAAGGCGCGCGCCGATATGCAGCCCCTGCTGGATGAGGCCGCGCAAATCAAGGCCGCCGTGGTGGACCTGAAGGAGCAACTCAAGCGCCTGAAGAAAGACAAGGCCAGTGACGCCGAACAGCTTGCAGTGACCACACGGATTCAGGAACAGGAGAAGGCCGCCCGCGAACTGGAAACCCGGGCCGCCGACATCGACGCTGCCGTGTTCGATCTGAAGGCGGTCAACCCGACAGCGGTGGTCGACGTGGATACACGAACGCCACAACAGATCATCGAGAACATTGAGGCGCAAGGACGCATCCTTGCCGATGCGCTGGCGCGCCTGAATGCGCTGATGACCGCTGCGGCGAGCCTGCGCGAAAACCTGGCGGCCAGCCAGACAGAGACCAGTGAGGCGTAA